ATCTTAATGCTTGTAACTGAACTCTGTCCAAGTGAGAAGCTTGTTACTTGACCGAAGCCAATCTTAGCATTGACAATTGCACCATCTTGAATGCTGTTTGAGTCAACTGCACCAAATGCAAGCTTACCAAGGCCAACTGAATAATTAGAAATTGCATTGCTTGTAACTGCACTATCAGCAATCTTTGCAGCGGTAACCGCACCAGTTGCAATCGCATTACTTGTAACCGCGTTAGCAGCAAGCTTACCAGCAGTAATACCAGCATTAGCAATTTTATCTAGTTCAACGGCGTTATCGCCAAGTTGACTGTATCCAACTGCATTATTTGCAATTTTAGCGGTTGTAACCGCACCAGTTGCAATTGTGTTAGCAGTAACAGTGTTGTCTGGCAGCGTTACGGTTCCAGTAAATGTTGGGTTCGCAAGTGGAGCCTTCAAACCAAGAGCTGTTGATGTTGTTGTAGCAAAGTTTGCATCGTCGCCGAGGGCAGCGGCAAGTTCATTGAGTGTGTTCAGTGTCTCTGGGGCAGCGTCAACCAAGCCACTTACAGCTGCCTGCACAAAAGCTGTGGTAGCAATTTGAGTGTTGTTCGTCAATGAGTTTGCTGTAGGAGCAAGAGGAGTTCCAGTAAACGTCGGGCTAGCAATGTTCGCCTTTACAGAAAGATCTACAGTTCCATTGACCCATGCTGTACCGTTCCATTGAAGAACCTGGCCAGATGTGGCACTGGAGATTACGACATTTGTGATGTCGTTAATGTCGGCAAGAGTTCCGTTGTATTGGCTATAGGAAAGATTATTCCATGCGGTGGTGCCGTTGCCGATCTTAAAGTACGTTGTGTCGGTCTCTAGACCGAGCTCACCTTCGGCAAGAACCGTGTTAGCAGACACCCACGATGCAGCGGATCCTCTACGAAATTGAATTTGAACAGCCATGACGCTCCTTGGAACACTAAGTCTTTGAAATTATATACCGATTATTGCTACCACTATTTAGATTCCACCAGCGTCTACAGGCCCAAGAACGTAGAACTGAATAGTTTGAGGAGTTCCTCCACTAATCTGTGTAGTGCTTGGTTCGTAGTCGCCAAATGAAAGATTTCCGTTACCGTTTGTCTTTAGAACTTGCCCGTTTGTGCCATCAGCACCAACTGCGCTAATAATTGATGCCTCGGTTGTTCCAACAATTGTCGTAAAGTTGAGAACACCGTTTCCGTCTGTGGTAATTGCTTGACCGTTGGTACCATCTCCTCCAGCAGCCGCGATAACTTCAGCTGTGTAGTCAATGCTTTGGTTGATCCACGCTGTACCGTTCCAGCTTAAGACATCACCAGATGTTGGACTTGGAACTACAACATCTGAGAGAGTGTTAAGCGTTGCGCTACTTACTGCTGTAAACGAGTCATTGACCCAAACTGTTCCGTTGTACTTTAAGATTTCACCTGCGGTCACGTTAGCCGTGACAACGTCACCAAGGTCAGCGATTGCTGCACTGTTCAGTGCGGCTGTATGGTCGTGCGCATCGTGGCGCGCTGTTGTCAAGTACTGTGTGTGGTCATCATCTGCAAGTCCAGAAAGCAGACCGTGGTCTGACACTGGGTTTGCTGTGTAGCCGGCGCCAACTGCACCGATCTGACGAAGATCCCACACTCCACGAAGACGCGCGTTCGGTGTGCTTGCGTAAGAAGCGTTCGTCTGATAGATGATCTTGTACAGTGGACGGAACTCAACTGATGGGAAGTTCGTGAGATCAATGCCGTCCCATGTTGCTGCTTCAGCTGCGCCAATTGTGTTGTAGTCTGCTTGGCCAAGAACACCGATGATTGGATTTCCGATGTTATTTGTCGCAACAACCCAGGTGATACCAAAGTTATTTGAAGTGATGTCAGCTGTTGACCAAGTTCCTGCTGTGTTCAAGTTGTAACGAGCGCGCAGTGTTCCTTGCTTCATTGGGAATTCTGTCGCCGCGTCAGCTACCCACGAGCCAGTTGAACCAGAATGGTAGAACATCGGAATCTTAGCAATTGTAAGATCCTGCTCGAACGTATTTGCAGTTGGTGTTGCGTCATCAACAATGACAATTTCAAGATCTTCATCAAAGAATGTTCCGCCAGTAAGAGTAATCTGAGCGTGAGTGTCAAGTGAGCCGTCACCAACAATTGTGTATCCATTCGCGCCAAAACCACTTGCAATTACCGCGCCGCGTGTGCGGTGCAAGTATTCATGCGTCTGCCAGTCAAGTGAAATTCCATGTCGCTCGTCTGCAACGTAGTACGCTGCTCCCGTGCCTGAGTTCCAATAGACATACGCCGTAGGCGCGTCTTCGTCCCAGGTAAAGTATGTATTTTTCTGTGCAAGACTTCCAGACGAGTTAAAGTAGATGTAGTACAGACCAGTTGTGTTCGGTATCTGCACTGTTTGCGATGTTGTCTTTACAAATCGCTTACCCTGTACCCACACTGTAAACGATGCGCCAACTGGAGCAATTGTAAATGTGCGCGAGGCATTGTCAAATGAAATCGTGCTTTCTGTAATGTCCTCATGACCCATTGGCTCATTTGAAGGCAGTACTGCGTTGACCCAGTTTGTTCCGTCGTATTGCAACAGCTCGCCATTAGCTGCTGATGTAATTGCAACGTCGCTAAGAACATCAATGCTTCCCGATGCACCGGTTGGTCCAGTTGCACCTTGCGCGCCTGTTGGTCCTTGAACGCCTTGACTACCTTGCGCACCAGTAGGTCCAGTAACAGTTGAGGCTGCACCTGTTGCGCCAGTTGGTCCTTGAGCACCCTGCGCGCCAGTAGCACCAGTTGCACCGACAGCTCCCTGTGCGCCAGTAGGTCCAGTTGCACCAACTGCACCTGTCGGACCAGTGACTGACGAAGCAGCACCCGTAGGTCCCGTTGGTCCAGTTGGCCCCTGCGCTCCTGTAGGTCCTTCAATGTTACCAACGTCTACCCATGAAGAAGTGTTTGTTGACCAAACATACAAATCACCACTCTCGACTAAGTAGCTGTCTCCAGCGTTGCCCGTCGGGTGTGCTGCTTGCAATGCTGCAAGGTTAGCGTATTCACCAAGAATTGTGACTGCAGTGCCTTGTGGTCCAGTAGCGCCTGTTGGTCCAGTTGGACCCGTGACAGTTGATGCCGCGCCCGTTGCGCCAGTAGGTCCTGTGGCTCCTTGTGTTCCTTGCGCACCAGTTGCTCCCGTTGGGCCGGTGACTGTTGAGGCAGCGCCTTGCGCGCCTGTTGGTCCAGTTGCACCAGCCGCGCCTTGCGGTCCAGTAGGCCCGGCAACTGTTGATGCCGCGCCTGTGGCACCCGTTGCGCCAGTCGGGCCTGTTGCTCCTTGTGCACCAGTTGGTCCAGTGACTGTGCTTGCAGCACCCGTTGCACCAGTAGCACCGGTCGCGCCTTGCGCCCCTGTTGCCCCTTGCGGGCCAGTAGGACCTTGAGCGCCAGTTGCACCTGTTGCACCAGTCAAACCAGTTGCACCAGTTGCACCAATAGCACCTTGCGCACCTTGAGCGCCTGTTGCACCAGTCAAACCAGTAGCACCCGTTGCACCTGTTGCACCAGTTGCACCGGCTGCACCTTGAGCTCCAGTTGCACCTGTAGCGCCTACAGCTCCTTGCGCACCAGTTGCTCCCGTTGGGCCGGTGACTGTTGAGGCAGCACCTTGTGCACCAGTTGCACCAGTAGCACCAGTTGCACCCGTTGCACCGGTTGGACCAGTAACAGTGCTTGCCGCACCAGTTGCACCAGTTGCACCAGTTGCACCAGTTGCACCAGTAGCACCTGCAGCGCCAGTTGGGCCCGTAGGACCAGTTGCACCTGCAGCACCAGCGGAACCTGTTGGACCTTGAATTGTTCCAACATTTATCCAGGCAGATGAAGTTGCTGACCAAACATAAAGATCTCCACTTACCAAATATCCTTGGCCAGCGCTACCTGTTGGTTGTGCTGCTTGTAGTGCTGCAAGACTTGCGTAAGAGCCAAGAATTGTTATTGAGGTTCCAGCAGCACCCGTTGCACCGGTTGGACCAGTGACAGTGCTTGCTGCACCAGCCGCACCTGTTGGTCCAGTAGGTCCTGTAGCACCTCTAGCACCTGTTGCACCGGTGTTTGACGCACTGCCTGCCGCACCGGCAGGGCCAGTAGGGCCGACTGGTCCAATTGGCCCGCGAGATGTTGAAACTGTTGGGCCGTACGAGCCAGCATTTAAGATGTCAATGACTTCTTGAAAAATGTCAACTTCAGAGCCGTCGCCTTCAACTAAAAACGTGTTAAAAGTAAATGGAGCAACGCCGTAGATGTGGACACTGACTTGATACGCCCAACCAGTAGGACTTAAATCTGTATCGTCAGTGCAAGGAAGCTCTACGCTAAAAGAGCCAGTAGAATCAAGAGTACATGCAATTGGACTAGCAACAATAATGTTATCTTCAGCGTCTACAACCGTCACAGTTGGAGTAAATGTGATTACTCCTCGAGCTGCGTTTCCGTACGGAGTAGTATAGCTTCCACCAACTACTCTTGTTGTAACATCATTTGGCCAAGGCATGTGCAACTCCAGTCCATGCGCAATCGCGCACAGGCGCTTCTGTGCTTAAAACTACCTTAGAATAATACCAACAATCTATTGGTCGTCATTCTTATAAGACGGTGCAAACCCAATTACAGTTGGTGTTTTACCTTCGTTGATTGCTTCTAATCTTTCAGGCATGTCTGTACCCATTGCAGTATCTGCTGCGTCTGCAAGAGCAGCAAAAGCAACGACATTTACCCAATGGCGGCGCGAATCTACCATAGTCGTTGCCCTGACGAGGTCATACGCACTCAGCATGGCAGCAACTTCTGATGTTGGAATTGGTCCTTCAAGGTCAAGAATGCCTGCCCAGACCATTCCAATGCGCGAAAGATCTACATGTTGGTTGTCTTCTATAAGTTCGTAAATTGCTTCTTGGGCGTCAATTAAGACTTGATTTTTCGCCGTTTTTGAAGATTTGATTCTTGACTTCGCCATATAGGCTCCGATGCAATTGCCGTTTGGGCAATTGTATCTCTAATCAAGCCACACGACATACTCGGCTGTAACACGGCCTTTTATTGGATCAACAAAATGAAGCCGCTGTGATGGCTTACCAACTGCCGCGACTACTTCTCGAGCGTATTCGTTGTGGGACTCTGGCGACCCTGTGATGAACACCCTGCCTGCGTTGGCCATGGTCATAGTCGTGGGGGTGTGGAAGTGGCCCATGTACACATCTTGAAACTCTTCAATAACGCCTGTGGCCCAGGCATTTGCCTTTCGGAGAATACTTGATGTTCCTCTGCACTCATCGCCGTGCACAAGTAGAGCTTTGTAGTTTCCAATTGCCACCATTTGATACCAGTCAGGAGACATTTGCCATGTCACGTTCTTGAGATCTTTAGTTCTATCTTGTGCTATTCTATAGCTAATTGCGTCAATATTGTCGTTTGCTGGCATCTCGCCCTTACGACCAAGACGACCGTGGTTGCCGTATTCGCACACTACATGGACTTTGTCAAAGAATGCTGCAAGTGTCCTGATCATAGTTTCTTCTATCCGAACTGTTTCAAATAGTTGTTCAAATAGATGAGCTTCTATTTCCCACGCTTGCCCAGGGAAAATAGTAATTCCTTCAACCATGTCGCCACCGAACATAACAACGCATTCGCGGACTGGGTGATGCGCACGTTGAATTGTCGTCAACTCAATGACTTTGTTAGTCAATTGTTCTATGCGGTCAGAGCATTTTCCAATTCCATACGATATGCTTCGTTTTCCGTTTTGCCAATCAGTTGCATGAATAAGAGCGACTTCAGCTTTAGTTTTTCGCGAGTCTTTTTCGCGTTTTACTTCTGAAGGCTTAGCTGGGCCAGACGCAATTGCTGCGTCTCTTGCGGCGCTAAATACAGCTTCTGTGATGATTTCATTGGCTCTTTTAGCTTTGTACGCCGTTTGTTGTGCTTTCTTAAGCGCGGCTCGTAGTTCGGCTATTTCATCTTCTTTGCGAATATCGTCAGACAGACTCATTGTTTACCTTAGTCACAAGTTCGCCACGGCGATAACGGCTAATCACGTTGATTGCTAGCTTAAGGCCGCGCTTATTCAACGCTTTTGAAATGCTTGATGCAGGAATTGAATGATCATCAAGCGCCTTAAGTAGATCGGCAGCGTCTGCCTTGCTCATTTCATCGAGTATTTCCGCAATTCGTGAACGCGTGCCTCGAGTTGCTTTTTCTTTTTTGATGTCATCAAATAGCGATCCCATAGTTCTCCGGTGGTCAAGCGTGAATGTACTTGTCTAATTTATATCATGTACTGGAATATGTATTGTGCATATCTAATGACAATATTGTAATTTATTTGATAATGTCTCTAACAATAAATATGAAAGATTTCAAAGTTGTTCAGCATTTTGCAACCCGACTGGGATATAGTTGCGTGCATAACATTTTTGATAAAGTAACAATCTGCTCTCTCCCAACACAAAGGCTACACAATGCCAACAACGTTTTTATTGATGTCTTTACAGTCATTTAGGTGCCTTACCAAATGAGTGCATGGGACTCAGCTACTGGAAGATTAGGACCCGCGGCGCAGTGGTACGCCCAAAATGGCTGGAAAGTTATGCCATGCTATGGCATCAACAACGGCCGATGCACTTGTGGTGGCACTCACGCGGAGCCCAAGGACGTTGGCAAGCACCCAAGTATTCCAGAGTGGAACACTCAGGCAACAAGCGAACTTTCTGCTATCCAAAACTGGTGGCCAGAAGGCAGCGAAAACAATGTAAGCGTTTTCTGCCGTCCAAGCGGATTCTTTGTTATTGACATTGACCCACGGTCTGGCGGACCAGATTCATTTGAGAAGTTTGAAGCACTCGTTGAAGGTGCGTTACCGCCGACAGTTGAGGCAATCACTGGCGCGTACACAATGGGTGGAAAAGCTACTCGGGGGCGACACTTATTCTACCGCTGTGACGAGTCAGAGAACTTAGTCGGCAACCTTAAAAAGTCTGGGCTAAATGGAATTGACATCAAGCATAATGGATATGTATTGATTGCGCCGTCACGTCACTTTTCAGGAGTCTGCTACGAGTGGGTTAAAGGTAAGGCGCCGTGGGAAATTGAGATAGCACAAGCGCCAGAAGAACTGCTTGTTACTTTGCGCAAGAGAAATAAAAATATGTCTGCTTCCCTTGGCTCTGGTGACTGGGGATTTCTTGAAGGACTCGAGTGGGGCGGCGAGCGCGTTGATGTTGATCGTCTCCTTGAAGAAGGAATTGACGAAGGTTCACGAGCCGTTGATATTTACTCGATGACGTGTGCACTTGCGAATAAGTTTCCAGTTCACACTGAAGCAGGACGACTTGCAGTTGAGACTATGATGATTAGGTTCAACGCAGAGAAAGTTCGTCCACCACTAGAACTTGAAGGCCCTGGCGGACTGCTTATGCACGTGCGTCGCGCAATGCAGTTTGTTATTGACAACCCTAAGACTGAACGCTTGTGGCCTGGGCTGCAAGAGTGGGCGAACAAGTCGCAGGAAGAGTCTCGGGCTTCAGCGTCAAAGCCAGCGCAACAAACGCCAGTGCAAACGCAGGCAAAACCAATACAAAGCTCAACTCAAACTACAACTTCAAACTTACCTGGCACGATTGGCGGATCGGTATTATCATCTGTTGAAGACGGCGACTCACTTGCAAACGCAAGCAACCTGTCAAACATTGATGTGCCAAAAGACCCTGACGCACTTGGCGAGGAGGAGGGCGGTGAGCCTGGTAAGCGAACGCTTACAGATGTTGGAAACGGACGACGGTTGATTGACTCGTTTGGCGCCGCCGTTCGCTATACGCCTGGTCTTGGTTGGTTTCATTGGGACGGTGGATATTGGAAGCCAGATATTGAAAGTCTTGAAATGCGCGAACTTTCAAAGAAGGTTGCGCCTATCGTTGCGAGCGAGGTTGTTCACTATCTTGACGATGCAGACAAGCAGTCTGAAGTAATTAAGTGGGCACAGCAAGCAAAGTCAAACTCTCGTATTAACGGTCTTATTGAAAGCGCAACATCTGACCCGCGCATCTTAATTGATGTTGAGTCCTGGGACAGCGATGAAACACTTATTGGTGTATTGAATGGCGTTGTTGACTTGCGCACTGGTGAACTACTGCGTGGACGACCAGACCTTTACATCACACGACGCGCGCCTGTTGCTTATAATCCTGGAATTCGCAATGTTCGTTGGGAACAATTTATTGACTTTGCAACTGGTGGCGACAAAGAATTGCAAGAGTGGTTGCAAAAAGCCGCAGGCTATTCACTAACTGGTTTACGAACATACGACGTTATGTTCATGGTTTATGGTCCTCCAGGCTCTGGTAAGAACACAATGGTCGAAGCTTTGGTTAAGGCGATGGGAACATCTCAATATGCATGGCCACTTGACTCAAGTATTCTTGCTCAAGGCGACGGCCAAGCACATGGTTCTGATCTTTACCACTGGGCCGAGCTTCGTGGCCGTCGCATGGTGTGGGTTGACGAATTACCAGACGGTGAGCGTATCAAAGAAAACTCAATCAAGAAATTGACTGGTTCATCTGAAATATCAGCGCGCTCTCCTGGTGAAAAGCCTTTTACATTTCAATCACGTGCTAAGCTCTGGATTACTACAAACCACAGACCTATCATTACTGATGATGCTATGTGGCGCCGTATTCGTCCAGTGCCACTATTGAATGTCCCCGAAAATCCAGACCCAGATTTGAAGCATTACCTGTTTGATCCAGAAGGTGGACTGCCTGCAGTTCTTTCATGGGCAGTTGAAGGTGCGATCAAGTTGCTTGGTTCTAGTGCACGAGACGGACTAGGTTGGTGCAAGGCTGTAAGCGAAGCAGCTGACATCTATAGAAAGAACGAAGATAGGATTGGATTTTTCTTAACTGAAGAAACAAAAGAAGCCGAGAATACTGCAACACCTGTAAAATCTCTTTACGCTGTGTACAGAGCGTGGAGCGAAGAGCGCGGTGAAAAAGCGATGACGCAAATTGCGTTCCAGCGCAAACTATCCGACAGAGGACTTCAAATTGATGGTCACGGTTCAAGAGCGCAAATTCTTGGTCGTCAACTTCTACCTCGCGTTGTTCAGAGTGGGGAAATTGACTGGGGAACCGCGCAAAGGTTTGCACGATGAGAAAAGTTAAAGTAGACATTACCGTAAATGGCGCTCCACTTTGCATTGTAGCTATTAAGAAAAAACACTATAAGATGATCAAGAAGCGCGCGGCCGAGCAGGGTATGACAGTAGAAGAATACATAAACGACGTCATTAATAGCGCAGGTGATTAGCAAGAGTTACTAATTACATAAGGTCTGGCGCCTTGGGAGAGAGGCTGCCAAAACGGTTAGGTCAGGGTTGAGGATTTTCCTCCCCTGGCCTAATCTGTTTATCGCCTTTGTCAATGTACTGCTTAATTGTTGTAGCGTACCACCGCTTCTCAAACGGAGTCTTTATGCCTTCAGCATTGAACTTGTTTGCGATTTTTGCATACGACATTCCTAAGCTTCGAAGCTCGACAATACGTTCATACAGTTCGTCTGAGATCATGCGCTTTGGGCCGAGATCTACTCCCCACTTAAGTCCTTTTTCTCGGCGATCCTTATGGACATCTCGCTGGCGCTCAGCGATGATAGCTCGTTCCATTTCAGCAAGTGCCGACATAATTGTGACAACGAACCGACCCTGATAACTGGCAGTGTCAAGGTTGAGATCAAGCATGACAATTCGCCAATCGTTTTTGTGGGCCCTATCCACGATGCTAAGAAAGTCCTGGGTGGATCTAGCCAGACGGTCAATCCTAGTCACAAACAATGCAGACGCCTCGCCTTTGTCCAACTTCTCAAGTGCGTCACGAAGTACAGGTCGTCCTTTGATTGACTTACCTGACCGACCTTCTTCTCGGAGAATTTCTACATTTGTAAATCCAGCAAGTTCGGCTGCTCGTTTAAGATCTCGCTCCTGCGCACCTAACGACATACCATCATTTGCTTGCATTTGCGTAGAAACACGTGCGTAGAGGAATGCAACCTCTTTTTTCTTAGTTGCCATACGAAACCCTTATCTAGCAACGGTTTGCTGCTGTTAATGTACAAGTCAGATTGTATACCATTAAGGTTAAGGTTATA